TTACCAGTAACCTATTACGTCAAACAGCATTGGATAGTTTGCAAGGCCGCGGCCCAACACAGGTATTCACTCCTGTGTGCAGTCTACCAGAAGTAGAGGCGCTGATGTACAACTGGGGATTCTTTGAAACTAATATTCACAGCAAGAGTTACAGTCACATCATTCGTAATATCTACAACGTGCCTAAGGATGTTTTCAACACAATTCACGATACCAAAGAAATCGTAGAAATGGCCAGTTCAGTAGGCAACTACTATGACAAGTTGCATGTTATTAACTGTCGTAAAGAATTAGGTGAAACGATTCCGGAAATGGAGTATGTCAAAGCTGTTTGGATGGCACTGCATGCCAGCTATGCGTTGGAGGCATTTCGTTTCATGGTGTCATTTGCTACGAGTCTAGCAATGGTAGAGAACAAAATCTTTATCGGTAATGGCAATATTATCAGCCTAATCTTGCAGGACGAACTCTTACACAAAGGTTGGACTGCTTACTTAATCAATCAAGTAATCAAAGATGATCCTAGATTCTTAGTAGCCAAAGCAGAATGTGAAGCAGAAGTATACGCATTATATATGGATGTGATTCGTGAAGAAAAGGACTGGGCCACGTACCTGTTCAAAATGGGTCCAGTGATTGGGTTGAACGCCAACATTCTGCGCGACTTTGTAGACTTTACCGCAGTCGGCGCATTGAAAGATATTGGCATTAAGTATCAAGCCAGTGCCCCTAAGTCAACTCCGATTCCTTGGTTCAACAAACATGTCGATACCAGCAAAAAGCAAACAGCTCTACAAGAAAGTGAAAGCACTAACTACGTAATAGGAGTCATGGGAGAAAATCTTGACTACGATGCTCTTCCGGCTATATAATAAACCATGTATAAAGCACAATTCAAAAGAAATAACCCTTACGAATCTTGGACCACAATAGGACACTATGGCAGTGAACAAGCTGCCATATCAGCCGCACTGAGTTATAAAAACAAAGGCATGCTGTTGGTCAGAGTCACAGACAAGAAAGGCGGTATTGTGTACACAGGTTAATCAAGGAAATAGAATGAAAGCAATTGTATGGAGCAAGTATAACTGTCCCTACTGTGATCAGGCCAAGGCATTACTCACACAGAGGAACATAGCATATGAAGAACGCAAGATCGGTGACGGCTACACTAGAGAGGAGCTCTTAGAAGCTGTGCCAACAGCTCGCACAGTTCCACAGATCTTTATTAACAATCAATTAGTCGGTGGCTTTACAGAACTTAGAACTTATTTAGAACAAACAGCCGGTGGATTCGGCGAAGGAAAAATATGATGTTAATAGACAAAGGTGTTGCAGTAGGTGAAGTGGTTACATTAAAACTTACCAGCGGTGAAGAATTAGTAGCAAAATTAGTAGATGATCAGGTCATGCACTACAAACTGTCTCATCCTATGGTGATTGCCATGAGTCCAAAAGGACCAGCGTTGATGCCTTATCTGTTTACAGTGGATCCCAGCAAAGAAGTTAGAATAGCAAAATCTGTGGTAGCTGTAACAGAGGCTACAGATAAATCATTTGCTGATCAGTTTATACAACAGACCACTGGCATTGCAATGGCTTAAATTATGTCCGGAATAAGTAGAGACAATGACACTGCAGGTGGAGATCTAGTTCCTAGTCAAGGCACAGTCTTTGCAAATAATCAGTTGGTTATAATAGACGGTGACACTGTATCAGGCCATGGTGATTCTCCTCATCAACAACAAACTATCATAGCAAAAAATAACAATGTCTATGTAGCGAATAAATTAGTTGCCAATGCCGGCGATAAAGCATCAAGTTGCGGAGAAGCAGCTACTGGTTCATCAAATGTAATCGTAGGGGATTAATGAAAAAATTATTTTGGAACGTATTAGGATTTCTAAGTTTGGGAATGGCCTACATAGGGTTGATAACTCCGGGTATACCATACTCACCGTTTATCGTGTTCTCAGCCTATTGCTTTAGCAAGGGATCGGAACGCATGCACCGTTGGATCTACAATCACCCAATCTTCGGCCCATTCCTTACAAATTGGAATGAAAAGAGAGTATTTCCACAGAAAATGCGTTATTTGATGTTGACAATGATGTCAATTAGTCTTATAATAATGTATGTGACCGGAGTAAAACCCGTGGGCATATTGAGCACAGCAGGATTTATGATGATTGTGGCAATTTGGGCGTGGAGATTTCCTAACAGTCCAGAAGAACATGATCGCCGCAAAGCAGCTGGTGAAAAGATAGGTTGGCTTAAATAACAACACACACAGTATACAATTAATTTTTAACAAAGGTAAAATAGTAATATGGCAACAGGTAAAGTAAAATGGTTTAATGACGCTAAAGGTTTTGGTTTCATTACTCCCGACAATGGTGGCGCAGATTTATTTGCACACTTTTCACAGATTAATTCAAGTGGCTTCAAAAGCTTACAAGAAGGACAGAGTGTAAGGTTTGAAGTAACTCAGGGTCAAAAAGGCGAGCAGGCTAGCAACATTCAGCCAGCTTAAGGAATTGTTGTAATTCCTTCAAAGTGAAGGCATTCTGGACGGGGGTGCGAATCCCCCCAGGTCCACCAGAAGTATATACAAAAGCAAACTTCCGGACAGTTGCCGGCTGCAACCGGCTTAGTGTATATTTCTGATGGGCCTGCATAGTTTCGACAGGGTGAGATAATAGAGACGGCAACACGGTAGGCGATGACCGTAAATCAAGCAAATAAAGTAAAAGCAAACGCTGATACATTTGAGTTTGGCGCATTAAACTTCACAGGTAATACCGTTCGCGGTGCTGCCAATGAAGGTAGATTCGCCCTAGCAGCCTAAGAAACTGCACCTCCGAGGTAGTTATACCTTGTAATCCAAAATAGCAGAGCCCGCTTCGGCGGGTTTCTTTTTGGGCTTAATTCAAGAAATAAAAGGTTGACTTTGCAAAGTCATAAGTATAACATTATAGATTAACACAGTAAATTAACAAAGGAGAAACTATGAAATTTACAAAACAACTGACACTCGCAATGGCCTCATTATTGGTCACCGGTTCAGCATTGGCCGCCGGCTATGCCACCTATGAGTACAGCGAAGAAGAAAACCGTGCAACCAGCGCCAACAACATTGCCAACGCAGTGGTAGTTGGTGTTAAGGCTGCTGAAGGTTGGGACTACAGCCTCAAAGCCAACACCAGCCAAACTGCACTGGGCTCAGGTTCAATCAGTTCAGGTCTAGAAGTTCGTGCTAGAAAATCCATGGGCATGTTCTACTTAGGTGGACGTCTAGGTGAGCGCATCACCAGCAGCACACACTTCAGCACCTATGCCATCGACGCAGGTGTTAAGTTTCCATTGGCAGCTGGCTTCACTGGTGATGTAGGCGGTCGTTATCGCAATGCATTCGAAAGCGGCAAAGCCTACGAAACCCAACGTGTGCATGCCACAGTGGGCTATGCATTGACCAAGCAAGACTCTGTTGCCGTACGTTTTTCACGTTCATACGGTGACGAAGAAAAAGATGCATGGCGTTTGAGCTACACACGTAGTTTCTAATCGCTATATGCTCAATAAAGGACCTTCGGGTCCTTTTATTTTTTCTATTACAGCAATAGAAATAATTATTGTAAAAACCTATTGATTTTAGGTTTTAATAGGATATATAATATACACATACAACACAAACAAGGAGAAATGTATGACTGAAAAAATCAAAGGTACACGTACTGAAGAAAACCTGAAAGCCGCTTTCGCAGGCGAATCACAGGCCAACCGCCGTTATTTGTATTTCGCGAACATGGCTGATGTAGCAGGAGATAATGATATTGCTGCTCTGTTCCGTAGCACAGCAGAAGGTGAAACTGGACATGCACACGGTCACATGGAATATCTGATTGAAGGTGGTGCAGGTGATCCAGGTACAGGCATGAGTGCCAAAACTACCACAGAAGCTTTGGAATCAGCTATCCACGGTGAAACACACGAGTACACCGACATGTACCCAGGCATGGCTAAGACTGCTCGTGATGAAGGCTTTGAAGAAGTAGCTGATTGGTTCGAAACACTGGCCAAGGCAGAACGCAGCCATGCCAACCGTTTCGCTAAGGCCCTGGCTGCTCACAAAGAAACACAGTAAGGAGACCTTCATGCAACAATACATGTGCTCAGTGTGTGGTCATATTCATGACGAGGCCGTAGACGGCGTGTTCGAAGACTTGGACAAATATCACATCTGTCCAGAATGTGGTTGTGGCAAGGAAGAATACCAGTTAGTGGCTTGAATACATAAAATCACTAGCCTCTTTTAATGCTTTTCACTATGCGATTGTGATTTTTCTATAGTATAATAATGATACATACATTAGACATTGTATGTGTCAACTTAACAAGGAGAAATAACATGGCATGGACTACACCAGCAGCGACTGATCTAAGATACGGGTTCGAAATTTCAATGTACATTGCTAATCGCTAATATACAAAGAACTAAAAGAATGGCCCACTTCGGTGGGCCTTCTCTTGACTAGATTAAACTTCTATGTTATATTAAAAGTTAAGTACATAATCAGAGAGGATAAAATGTTAGAATGTTTAATTGTAGGTGATAGTATTGCCGTAGGAACAGCAACAGCCCGTCCAGAATGTGTGAGTTTTGCCAAAAGCGGTTGGAATTCGTGGCAATGGAACAAAGATTATCTGCTCAAAGCATCTGAAAAGTCAGCTAAGACAATTATCATTAGTCTAGGTGCCAATGACCACAAGGGTATCAAAACTGAGCAGGAACTGCGTCAAATGAGATCCATTATTAAAGGTGATCGTGTATTTTGGATCGATCCTGGGAAAGATCGTAAACCTGTACCGCACGATGCGATTGTTCGTATCGCC